CATTTGGGATCGTGAATCGCACTGCATGGGCGACCCGCGCGTGTCGCCCAGTCCAAGGCACGATGTAGTCTGGTATGCGACAAAGGGAAGATACGAGTTCGCTAATGGGCGTCCGTGTTCGGTAGTCCGTTCGATGCGACTGTCTGGAAGCGCGCTTGTTCACCCAAACGAAAAACCCGTCGATTTGATGGAACAGTTGATCGGATCATACTCGGTCGAAGGCGAAACCGTCCTCGACCCCTTCTGCGGCAGCGGGACAACCGGAGTCGCGTGCGTCCAGACGGGCCGCAACTTCATCGGCTTCGAGATCGACCCGCACTACTGCGAGATTGCACGCAAGCGGATTAGCGAGGCTGAGGAAGCCGTCGCACTTCATACACCTACTCAGGAACATCCGTGTCCTACACCTACGCCGACTGGCAACAGCAAACAACCACAAGCGCACAGCGCGACCGCCTAGCCCTGCACATCGCGGAAGTCGCGCAGAAGATCGGCAACGAAGTAGGCTCGGACGGCAAGAGCGTGGGCAGTAGCTCGCTCACGCAATACATGAGCATCCTTCAAGACCAGTACGACAAGCTCGCATCATCGCCCGGAACCATGACCGGGGGCGGGTATTCCTTCGCTCGCATTACACGACCGTGACTAAACAACCAAAGAAACCAACACTCGCCAAGGCACGCCGAGAGGCCGCGCTGGAGATGGAACTCCTGCGCGCCGCGAAGGCGAAGCAAGCCCGCGAGATGATCGGCAAAGTCCAGAGCCGTGGCCTCATGGCTATCGGCGGCTATGACTCTGGCAAGCCCCGCACGCGTCTCCGGGCTGGCCAGACCCAGCCTCAGGGCGGTAGCGCCCAAAGCCATCTGGACTACACCACGCGCGGCATCCAGCGCAAAGAGTGCCAGAACCTCGAACGGAACAACCTCATCGCTCGCGCGTGCGTGTCGCGATGGGTGGACTTTGCGGTTGGCGATGGCCCCGTGGTGCGATGGACCACGAAGAACGCGGGTTGGAACGCGATGGCTGCTGATATGTTCCAGCAGTGGATGGAGGGCGACGACCCGGACGAGTTGGGGAATCCCAACATTACCGGTCTCACCACGTTCATCGACGACCTACGCGAGATTGCACGCGCGTGGCAGGTGGACGGCGACATCTCTGCCGTGAAGGTCAAGGACTCGGCGGGGCGTGGTTGCATCCAGCTTATCGAGGCCGAGCGCCTGTCCAACCCCAAGTCGCTTGCAACCGAGGCGTACGCGATCGACGGAGGGAACATCGTTGGCGGTGTTGAGTTTGCCGGGAACGGATCGTTCAGCAAGATCCACGTCAGCCAGTGGGATCGGACGGCGACGAACCCCACGATGATTACCAAGCCCATCGACGGAGAATCGGTGTGGTTCCTCCCGAACCCCGCGCGGTTCCGGGCTGGCCAAGTGCGCGGAGAGCCGGGCTTGCAGGCCGGGCTCAGGATGTTTGAACTCCTCAACAACTACTTTGAGGACACGGCGGTAGCCGCCACGATCGCGACGTACTTCTCGGTCATCTTCCAGAGCCAGAGCCCCGCCGAAATGCAGGGCATCATGTCGGGGATGACGCCCGACCAACCGACGCGCGACAACACGAATCAACCAGAGGAAGTCATGCTCGGGCCGGGCATGATCGGATACGCGAAGCCGGGCGAGGTGCCCGTGCAGATGAAACCAGAGCAGCCGACGACAAACTTTAAAGACTTCATGCACGCGGGAATACAGATCATCGGTGCTGATCTTGGTTTGCCGTTGGCTATTCTGCTTTATCTCTCGGAACAAATGTCGTTCAGCAACCTACGCGGTACGCTGGCGATGGCCGGTCGCGGGTTCGATCATGCCCGGAGCGTGCTGGCTCGCTTCGTGCGGATGGTGGCAAGGTGGAAGGTCCAAGAGTGGATCGCACAGGGCAAGCTCCCAACGAACGAAGCGTACACGAAGGTTTCGGTTGTGTTCCCGCCGATGCCGGTGGTGGACTTGCAGATGGAGGTCGATGCCTACGCGACGGCGGTTGAAAAGAACCTGATGACGCAGGGGCAGGCTATCGAGTTGCTTGGGTTCGGCACGTCGCACGATGCGATTATCAAGACCCGTGCATCGGAGCGAGAGAAGGAACTCAAACTAGGCGTAGCACCCGCCGACATGCCGGGCGCGACACGTCCGGGCCAAGGGGGAGACGCGCCAGCACCTACCGACCAGACTACGAGCGGAGCAACGCAATGAGTAACGGCCTCTTCGCAATGGAAACCGGCGCGTTCGCGCAGGCTCGCGACTACATGGAGATCGCGAAGGCGTGGACGACCGTTCCTGCCCCGCGTGCGTTCGGATTCGAGATGGACGGCGAGGACGGAGAGGAACCTACCTATCTGCCATACCAGACCTGTGGCGGGTTGGCGTGCATCACAGTTGATGGCCCGATGATGTGGTCGATGGACCTTTTCGCGCTGTGCTGCGGGGCCTACCCGATGCAGGCGGTTATCGACGCGTTCAACATGGCGGCGGATGACGACAAGTGCCAAGCGATTCTTTTGCGGGTCGATTCGCCCGGGGGGAGCGTGGCCGGGTTCGCACAGTTGACGGCGGCGGTGGCGAAGGCGGCGGCGAAGAAGCCCGTCTATTGCCTCGTCAATGAGATGGCGGCGAGCATGGCCTACGCGATGGCCTGCCAAGCCACGGAGATCGTTTCTACGGCGTCGGCGCTCACGGGGTCCATCGGGACAATCTGTATGCGATACGACGACAGCAAGGCGTTTGAGCAGGCTGGCGTCAAAGCTATTGCAATCGCGTCGAGTGACATCAAGCCAGCGGGCAACCCCGGCGTCCCCGTGTCTGAGGGTGCTATCGAGATGGACCGTCGCATCGTCGGCGAGGCGTTCGACAGGTTCGTTGAACTTGTTTCGACGAGCCGCAAAATGTCGCCCGAGAACGTGCGAGGGATGAACGCCAAGATATTCTGCGCGTCCGACGCCGTTGCGAACGGGCTGTGTGACAAGATCGTGGACGCGGACGAGTACGTCGCGTCGCTCATGGAAAAGTACAACGGGCAGCCTTCCGCCAGCGGCGCGGTGGTCGTCTCTTCTTCATCTGCCGCCAACAGGATTACAGCAATGACCCCAACCGAAATCCGGGAGAAGTTCCCGGCTGCGGTGGCCGAGATCGAGAAGGCCGCTGCGGACAAGGCGAAGGCCGAGGCCGAGACGGCGGCGACCGAGGCACCCGCCGATGCCACCGCACTGGCTGGCGCGTTCCCCCTCGATGCCGCCTTCTGCTTCGAGTGCCTGAAGGGCGGACTCACCCTCTCGCAGGCACAAGCCAAGTACATCACGAACCTCGAAGCCCGTTGCAAGACGCTGGCCGAAGAGGCATCGAAGAGGCCCAACCCCAAGGGCGCGGTTGAACCCATCGCGAACGGCCCGAGTGTTCCGACCACGTACAACCAAGCCGTCGCGTTCGTCTCCTCGCGTGACCGCGTGTCGCTCGCCGTCGCTTCGGCGAAGGCTGCCCGCGAGTTCCCCGCACTTCACAAGTCGTGGCGCGACGCCGGATGCCCCGCCAACGACTGATCGTTTCCAACACACGCTTCAACACACTAACAAGGAACTACAGAAATGCCTAGCTTTAATCAGGGCGGTCAGTTGACCCTCACCACGTCCGAAGCGGTCTACCAGTACCGCGCGGGCACCATCGCGGCGGCTGGCACCGTTGGCCTCACGGCCTCAGGTGGCCGCGTCGATGGGTTCTTCTTCCGTGATGCCGCGAGCGGTGCGACCGACGCGAGCTTCGTCATGTTCACTCCGGGCCGCACTTTCACCGTTGTGGTGAGTGCCGCCGTGACCATCGGTGCCGCGCTCTACCCGTCCGGTTCGGGCAAGTTCTCGTCCGTCCCCACGGGTGGCAAGCCCATCGGATACGCGATGGCTGCCGCCACGGCGGACGGCGACCAAATCCAGATGCGACCCCACTCTGGCATTGAGGACAGCGAAGCACTCGTTGCCGCAGGGGCAACGCTCACGCTTACCGCTGCCTCGCACGGAGGCAAGACGATCCTACTCGACACGCTCGCCGGCTCGGTCGTGACCCTCCCCGCCGCGAGTGGTACGGGCGTCAAGTTCAAGTTCCGCGTTTCGGTCGCACCAACCAGCAACTTCCATCAGGTCAAGGTTGCGAACTCGTCCGACACGATGGCGGGTAGCGTGAACATCCTCGACAACGACGCGGCGGCTCAGACCGCGTACGCCGCGACCAGCACGGACGACAACATCCAGATGAACGGCACCACCAAGGGCGGCTTGGTTGGCGACTTCTTCGAGTGCGTTGATATCGCGACGAACAAGTGGGGCGTCTTTGGCCAGCTTGTTGTTCCCGCTGGCAGCAACCCCGCCGACGTGTTCTCTGCGGCTGTGTAATGACTTCAACGCTAGGGCGGTCGTCGCTTGCACGACCGCTCTAGCCCTTCCTTGAACTAACGCAAGCGATCTACAGAAGGAAATCAACACATGCCTAATAAGGCAACCTCGGTCAGCATTCCTCGTTACGACATCACGGGTTCGTTGCTTGAAACCAAGCCGATGCAGAACTGGGCGGCGGAAGCCCTGTTCACGCCCACCCCGGTCGGAAAGAACTCGGGCACCTACGGCGTCATCCCGCTCGCTTCGCTCACCCAGCGCGGCGACGTGAAGCGTGCGGCGGGCTCAACGTACAGCCGTGGCGAATCGCAGTTCGAAAACGGCACCTTCTCGGTCGTTGAGTATGGCCGCGAAGAGTCCATCGACGACGGCGAGGCCACGGAGTTTGCGGACTACTACACGGCGGAAACATCGTGCGCCGCGCGTGCACGCGAGATCGTGCTCCGCGAGTTGGAGATTGAGGCCGCAGCGCTCATCGCGACGGCAACCTTCCCCGACGCCGCCGCGACCGCCGCGTGGACCACCGTGGCGTCGTCCGACCCCATCGCCGACGTGAACGCCGCGCGAGTTGCCGTCTTTGAGGCGTGCGGCTTGCAGGTGGACACGATCCAGATGCCGTTCACCAAGTGGAACTATTGCTGGCAGTCGGCAAAGGTCCGCGACAACATCAAGTACGTCATGGCCGTGGACAACCCGTCCCCGACCGATGCGTCGGCCCGTCAGGCGCTCGCTCGCGTGCTCGGCCTCTCCAACGTCATCGTGACCGACGCGGTGTACAACACGGCGAACGAAGGTCAGACCGAGAGCCTGTCTCAAATCTGGCCAGCGACTCAGGCGTTCGTCTACGTCTCCGCACAGGGCACGGACATCCAGCGCCCGTGTGCGTTGCGCACGTTCTACAACGCGGCGGATTGCGGGCTCGGCATGGTCGAGCAGTACCGCGACGAATCCCGTCGGTCGGACGTGTACCGATTCCGCACCAAGCGTCACCAGAAGGTCATCCTGCCCAACGCCGGGTACATCATCACCGGCATCTGATCGAGGCGCATCTACATCGTGCTACACAACAACCCCGACGCACACAACCAAGTGCGCCCGTGCGTCGGGGGTTCTTTCTTCCCTACCAGGAGCTACAACGTGGCTGACGTAAGAATCACGCGGACCTTTCGATGGAGTGCGTTTCGCTCGGGGCTGTTGCTCGGGTTGGCTATTGCGTCAAGCTGCGCTGCGGCGGTCCTTTACATGGGCGGGTGCCAGACCGATGGAACGCCTGCCGTCTCGAAGATTCAGCAGTCTCTCGACGATAGCCGTATCCAGCTTGCCAAGCTGCGGGCGGACAACGAAACGGCGCTTGCCGAGGCGAAGGTCAAGGGCGACACCAAAGCCCAAGAGAAGGCCGAGAAGTCGCTCGAAGTCATCGCCAAGAGCGAAGAGACAGCGAACGCGGCGGCGGCTGCGATCGGTGCCGCGAACGGCGACCCGCAAGCATCGGAACAACTCACGAAATACACGGACAAACTCCCGTTCCCGTTCAACCTAGTGGCTGGCATCGGCATCCCGCTCGCGATTGCGGGCGTGCAAGAGCTTCGAGTGCGACGCGCGAACGGCGCGGCGGCTTCGATCGTCAGCGGCATTGATGAGGTCCGCAAGGCATCTCCCGCCGTGGTCGATGCGATGGACGCGAACAAGGTAGCCATCGAACAGAAGTTCACGCCCCTCGCCAAGAAGATCGTCAAGAAGCACAAGGCCAAGAAGGGGGCTGCCTGATGCCACATTCCGGCACAATCCGGCATGACGGTGGCGGCGACGGCGAACCGACAAACGGTGAACTCCGCGTCATCCTCGATACCCATTTCACACACATGAACGCGCGCCTTGACCGGGTAGTCAAGTTCATCGACGGCGACAGCGAGCCCGAGCGCGGGGCGAAGATCAGGTTGGACCGTCTGGAACAGGCCGACGAGCGTCGCAAGTTGTGGGTCGGTGCCGCGATCGTCGCTGGCGTCGGCTCGGTCGTCGCGAGCGTTTGGGCATCTCTTACGGGGCACCACTAAATGCCAATCACAACGCCGAGCATGAAATCGGCGGTCACGAATCCAGCCGTGTGGAAACGGCTCAAAGACTACGCGCTCAATACCGGGCGCGTGTCGTTTTCACTCATTGCCGATAGCAATGGACTCCATCAGGACTTCGGATGGATGCGTGGCCTTACCAACGGGCTTCGTACAGCGGGCGTTCCCATCTTTGGCACGGGCGTATTTGGCGCACGCCACAACCGAGTGAAGTACGGGCAAGGTGGCGGCAGCGAAATCGCTTGGCCGAGGTATACGCAGACTTCGGCGTTCAGCGGGACGGCGACCACTAAGGGTCTGCTGGAGATAACGTTTACCGCCGCGACGTGGGACCACTCGACGCGAACACTGACGAAAACCGGCGCGTTTACGAACTACTCGTTCCACACGGGCGACCGCCTGTATGTCTATTCAGCTACAAGCGGAACGAAGGGCGACTACACCGTCGAGTCCAAGACGAGCGCCGATGCCATCGTGTTGACGACCTCGATAGGCGCGACGGCTTCGGCCATCGCGGCGTCTCTGACGGGCGCTGCTGGCGACACGGCGAGGTCGGACATACCCGCCGCGTTCTACCGACGAAACAACATCCCAGCTTCATGGGGACCGTTCGGCAATGCGATGGCGTACCACGGCACGAGCGGTACGTTCTCTGCGTCCAACGAAATCGGAATGCCAATGTGGGGGCCGATCCCGTTCAATGGTCGGCCAGTTGCCTCGTCCATCATGGTCAAGAGCAACGCTGGCAAGGCCGGGAAGATCGACTACTACGCAGTAACCACGGCTTACGCGTCTGCCGTGCTAGTGGGAGGGACCGCGTATTCGGTATCGGGCGGTTCCGATGGTGACTTGACCGTTGCTCGCCACGCGATTTCGACAGACACGTCGCGAGTTGAGGACACCGGGACGTATGCGGGCCGAGATTGGATGCTCGCAGGGCAGGGATTGAGCACGAACGACAGCGGGCACGGTGCAAACTGGGGAATCCACGTTTGCAACGCAAGCCTGAATCGCGGGTTCTCTCTCACCGGCCTGTTGTGCCGTGGCGGAATGAGCGCGTACGACATGGCCGAAATCGCACGCTTCATGGACACGCTGACGTGGGAGGCGTTCATTTATGCGATTGCCGACCAGCACGCATCAGGTGCGGGCGGTGATGGAACGGTTCGTCACTGCGTCATTATCAACACCGGATTTAACGACGCGGCGGAAGCGGCAACGTCCTACGACGGCGTGAATGCGGGCAGCACGAAGGCCGGACACAAGGCCAACGTTCAGGATCTCATGGCCACGATACGGGCTCGGTGGAACACGTATCGCGGCGCGAACGCTGACCAGACCGAACTCTTCTTCATGCTCATGCCGTCGCATTGCATCAGCGACGCGCCAACGTCGCCGGGCACGAGCGACCGCCACGCCCAAGAGGCGAGCGTGAGGCAGTACCGAGACGCACAGCGGGAGATTGCATCGTCCACATACAACACGTTCTGCGTCGATCTACAACGCGTCTTTGGAACCGATGGGTTTGCAACCATCAACGACGCGCGAATGACCTTCGTGTACAACACGGACGTGCTCCACCTTGCAACGCACGGGTACGACTTCTTGGGAGGCGCGGCCTTTTCCGCGCTCGACGTTGCCGCCTACGGGCGTTCATTCATCACGGTTGCATAAGAGAGCCAAATGTCTAATACAGCAAACATCATTACCGGACGTAACAGCGATGGCGACGGGTATCTTTCTGCCACGTACATCACCGCACCGTCCGGAGATCAGGCGTGGAACGCGCCAGCTTCCGGGTGCCTCATGTGCAAGCTCGGCACCGACGCGAGTAAGTACCGTGGCGTCGAGGTCCAACTCATCACCAACGCTGCGGACAATGCCACGATCACGGGCATCGAACTCGGGCTTGTGAACCGCTACACCGGCAAGAACGGGAATGCGGACATCTCCCAATACACCCCGCTTTACACCACAGTGACGGCGACGGCTGGCTCTCTTGCCGTGTCAAGCTCGCTCATCACGGACCTTGGCCTTACCGGCTCTTGGCTGTATTGCGACACGATCTCGGCGGGTGCCACGGCTGGCTTCGTGGCGAGCAGGCTTGACGCCGAGAGCGGACTTGCGACGTTTATCTATTCGCCTGCCGACAACACGCGGGCTTCGTTCGTGCTGCCCTACACGGCAGACGCGGCGGCGGTGTACGTCTACGGCGGTGGTGGACTTTCTTCAAGCAAGATCCTTGTCGCTCTCTTCCGCCCCTACGGCGGCTCTGCACAATGAGTTGGACCACCCTGTCAACCGGGCTCGCCGACGCCGTTATCGACGCATTCGGCGAGAGCATCACGTACCGTCGCCGGTTTGAACCTGTGTTCGATGCCGCGACGGGCATTACGAGCACGTCGTACTCCGATACGTCGGTGAGTGCGTCGCGCTCGCGTGGTCGGTCCAGCATGTACGGCGACGGCAAGACCCGCGCGGACGTGGTGGTGTACACCGTGCGTTCGTCCGATCTCGGCTTCGAGCCCGACGCGACAGACGAGATCGTGGACAGCGGGCAGACTCGGTACATCTTCAACGTGGAAACGTCGGTCGATCGCAAGATGCGAGAGATCTACACGCAGGCACGGCGGCTCTAAATGGCTATCCAAGCGGACATATCCAAGGTCCAGGAGTTGCTGGAGACTCAACTCTCCACACTGTGCACGGCGGCAACGTACGTGTACGCCGCCCCGTTCAAGTCGTTCGACGAGGCGGACGCTGTAAGCCCGTGCGTGCGTTCGATCAGTATCGAAGTCACGCCGTCCCCTAGGCGTTCGAGCGGCGAACAATGGATATCCACCTTCAAGTGGACGATCTCTTGCGAACTGCAAGGAACGCAGGGCACGTCTGGGTACAAGATCCACGAGGTTGCATCCACGATCGCGGCGGGACTCTCCGAATACTCGGCGATTGACTCGGGCACGTCGCACATCGTGCACATCCACGACGTTGGCGCGAACATACCTCTACTCGGCGTGGACACCGAAGGCACAGAAACGATTCAACAGGCCACTATCACAGCGATGGGCGAGGCGTACCGCACAGCGGGCGACACCATCGCATCTCGCTAGCACTCTACAGGGTCTACACACATGGCAAATGCGAACCAGACCGTACGTCGGTTTGAAAACGGCGGCACGCTCACGATCAACAACGGTGCGGATTACGTCGTCTACAACATCGTCGCTGGCACGGTGTCTATCACCGACGCTTTCCAGCAGCCTTTGAAGTATTGGGATCGGGCGACGCCGCAGGTCCCGCTTGCTGGCGACACCCAGTACGGCGAGGTGCGGTTCTCGATCCGTGGCGGCAAGTTTGACGGGAGCGAACTATGGGACATCCTGAGCGCGGCGGCTTCGGCAAGCAACCTCGTCCGCGAGTTCACGGTGGTCGTAAAAGTTTTCACGTACGGGGGAGCGAGCACGGGCGAATCCCTGACGATTGCGGACGCGCACCTAGCCGAGCCCCTGAAGTGGCAGGCGGGGACGGAACTGGACCAAGTGGACATCGTGATGCAGTTCCGCACGAGGGTTGCGACGGCAACGTTCTAAAGCGGTGGGCAGACTCGCCCAAGTTCCTGTGCGAGCTTGGGCGGGGCACCGTTCTCCCTCTCCGCATCCAGTCCGAGCGTGAGTATTGGGACCTGTGCGCAATCGCGGTGGACGCGTGCGTGCCCCACGCGCTCGAAAAGAACTCGTCCATCGCATCGGTGGAGATGTCGTGCGACTTCGCCGTGTTCTCGGCGCTGGCGGGTGCACAAGTCGGCGGGGTTGAGTATTTGGAATGTGAGACGCATGTCCAGCGTGTTGGCTGGCTGTGGATTGCGAGCAGGGCGGCGGCGGAAGTCTTCTCGGAGGAAGAGGTCCGGCATGGGATTCAGGCGATTCAGGAGCATCTAAACGGGAGCATCTATGCAGCTTACAGACTGGACTGGTTCAGTATCGAATAACAGAATCAACCTACGGGGGAAGGAGGTGGTCGTTCGAGCGTTGTCGGTGGCGGAGAGTGACGCCATACGCAAGGCGTTCCCGCGTCCCATTGCACCCGTCCAACCTCCCCGCCACAAGGGGAGCAAGGCCGAGGCCGAGCCAGACGAGTACGACCCGGACCACCAGAAGCGGGTTACCGACTGGCTCATCAAGTGCTATCGAATCGAGGCGGCGGCTGGCGTCGGATGGGTGACGGCTTCCGGGCTCACGTTCGGCACGCAAGGCGTCGTCGATATCGCGAAGTGGGCCGAGGCTTCTATCGAAGAGATGGCCAGCGTGCTCACCGACGTTGAAATGGGCATGATCCGCGAGGCGCAGGCGAAGGCTTCGAGCGGCGCGATTGAGCAAGCCGTAAAAAACTGATCGTCCCCGCAGACGGCTCTAGCGTCGGGCGGGGGATCAATGGCGAGGTCGAACTCCCAAAGAAGTACGGACTATCAAACATGGCGGTGCTCATGCGAAGCGCGGCGAGGTTCGGCCAGGACTGGCGGACCTACATCCCGAGCCTGAGCGCTGGCGACGCGGCGTATGCGGTGGCGATGGAGTTGGTAGAGGAAAATCTGAAGAAGGTAGATTATGACGATTTCAACGTCCCATGACTCTATGAAGGGCAGCTTGGTCGTTTAGCCACATCGTCACGAAGAAGAACAGGGCGACGGTTACAACAGAAAATACGAAAAGACCAAGCACGACACCGGAAGCAACGCCGCGAGCGATGATGCGCTGGAGCGCCTTCCTGTTTTCCTTCACGCTCGAATACTCGTCGAAAATCTCTTTTTGCATTTGACCTCCTTACACAAAGCGTAGCTTGGCCCAGACACTCACGAAAAAACTCAACACATCAGGGCATGACAAGAAAGTCTCGCTGATGATGTCCAAGATTCCTGAGGCCAGCAAGGCACAACTCCGGGAGTTTACCCGTCATTTAATGACGAGGGTGGCCATCACTGCCAAACACGATACGAACAGATACGTTCGTGGTTTCCTGTTGGCTGGCAAGGAACTTGGCGCGACCGTTCCTCCAATCCCCGCCATCCAGCCATCGAAGTACGCCGAGCGTATTCGAGACTTGATCGAGACGCAGAAGGAACAGTTGGGGTTTCGGCTCGGAAAGCTCACACGCGAACTCAACGCGATGTACCCAGATGGACGCCCGAAGCGACCGCGATCGACGGCGTATGCGGACATGTTCAAGCGAGAGCGCGAACTCACGAATCTCTATGAGAAGTCGAAGCGTGAGTTGGACCGTCTGAACGAGGGCGGCGATACGACTCTTCTCATTGGGTTTCTGAACAGCGGAAACGCACAAAGGGGCAGGAAGCTCCTCACTGTTCGGCACAAGGTTTACGGTGGCACTGGTACGTGGGTGCAATCGCGTGGCGCTGTCTACGCAGTGGTCACAAACAAAGAGCCACACGCGAAGATCCTCGAAAGGAAGTGGGGCGCGTTCACTGGTGCTATCTCGTCGCTTCGTTCTTCTGTTGTCGGCATAGACATCCGTCGTCAGCCATTCACGCGAGCAATGAGGAGAATCCACAATGGCTGAGGACTTCGTAGCAACGTACGGGCTCGACACCAGACCATTTGCGAAGAGGCTTGTAGACTCCAAGAGCCTCGCCGAAGTCGCAAATGCCGAGATGGTTAAGGGCATCAAGAAAACTCAGGAGGAGTTTGTCAAGCCGTTCGTGAACATTCAGAGCATGGCGAGGCTCTCTGGGATCGCAATCGGTGCATCGGTAGCGATTGCGGCAAAGGGCTTCTCTGATCTTGCCGAAAAAAACAGCTACGTGAACCGGCAGTTGATGCAGACAAAGGAGATTGGCAAAGACTTGTTCTCGGCCATCGGCGAGAACGTCTCTTTGGCAATCAATCAGTTCGACGTGGCCAGTATCAAACTCGGGGATATGTACCGCAAGTGGTCCGACATGGTACAGGACACGCTGAACGGTGGTACGTACGGAGAGGCAGCAAAGGCGAGGTCGGCACTGCAAGAGCAGGGCAAGCAAGATCAGAGGATGGCACTTCTCATGGATGCCAGGAGCAAGCGGGACGCATACTCGCTCCAACTCTTCGGCATGTTCAATGACCCACGAGCCAAGTTTGAGGCTGACAAGCTAAAGGCCAATCTGGAACTCCAGGAGCGTGATAGATCGCTCGCGAAGTTGCGCAGCACTCCGGGACTTTCGAGCGTTGGAGACAGCCTCGCGGTTCTGAGCCAGGCCATTTATAACCAAGCCATCGTTACTGCAAACGATCAGTTCTCGTCGGTTGGAGTAGAGAAATCAAAGAAGGAAGTAGCGAGGACGATTGCAGCAGGTATGGCAACGGACGCCACGATCTCATCCGCATTCGGCGTAGACCGACGCGGCAAGAAAGACGAGCAATTCCAGAACATCACAAGCAAGAACTTTGAATCGGCACTGCGTCTCCTGAACAGGATCGAGAAGAACACTCAGGAAAACGGCGCAAGTTTCCAGTAGCACACCATGTCAGTAGACGCAACTTGGATACGTGACAGCAACTCGCACCCTACAGAGTTGACGCACACGCTGCGCGGTTACTCGGGCAGGCGTTGGTATCGCGTGAACTCGGACATTGAGAGCGAAGCCGTAGCGGCTGGCGGTTTGCCAAAGCTCGGCGATCCCTGGGCTGTCAACCTCGATGGCTGCGTCGTCACCGAAATCAGGACCGAGCGAGCGGGCGGGCAGGACGACGGCACGCCAGGCAATGGCGGATGGTCGTGGGTTGAGGTCAAATACGACCCGATCTCTTCCACGGGCGGGGGCGGAGGTGACAATCCGCAGGCAACTCGGCACCTCGATACGTGGACCGAGATTCGGAACAACATCCAAAGCGAAACGATCTACAAGCCCGTGGACGACGACGGACGGCCTGAGCTTTCCGCGCCGACCATTCGCAACGGCGACGGTGCTACCAGACTTCGAGGCGTCGTCGAGTATGTGGTGCATGTTGCGTACAGTCCGACCGTCGCACAGCCCGCATATTCGCGGTACAACTCGCTCACCGTTCCATGCCACACGAATCGGAACTCCATCACCCTTCCGGCCTTGTACAAGATGGGTGGTACTCGCATTCAAATCGCAGCAGGGAACGCTTTATACAAGGGGTACTCGGCATCGGTGAACGGGCAGTTCCTAGAGATCGCACACACGATCGAAGTCGCGCCGACTCTCTCGCGTCCACCCGGTAAGCCGTTCCTCGAATACTGGGAAGTGGTCGAGGATGACGGCAGCGTGTCCAATGACACATGGTCACAGATTTACCCGAGCGCTGACTGGAGCGACCTTTGGCCCTGAGGTTGAAAAAGGTACGGCGTGGCGAGAAAGTCACGGCCATTGCCTACAACGCTCTCGTCGATGCCATCACCGCCCTTCAAAGCCGAAGGTTCGGCAAGGGCTTTCGATTCCGTGACTCGGCATTCGGCGGCGTCATCGACCTTGACTCGGCAACGAATGAAGACTTAATCCCGGCACGAATCACGGGCGCGCCAACGTCGTCCCCAATCTCTGAGGACGAATGCCGGTACACGGTGCGTTCAATCGACAATCCCGAATGGGTGCTGGACGGCATCAAGCCTTCGTACAACAGGCCGCTTCGGGGCGCTGATGTCAAGATGAACCCCGGCAAGGTTGGCGACTTCTGTTACATCGTCCGGGCATGGGCGGGTGGCGGAAAGTACGAGTCCGACGCATGGATTCTCACCGAATCCTACGTCGTGGCCAAGTGCAACCCATCGCCCGGCGCTCTCCGCAATCCGCTACTCGACTCGGTTATACCCGTCCCACCATCCACTACCAACTCGACCCCGGCCAGCGCAGGCGATGACGGCGCGGTACCGGCTGGCGAATAGACATGGCCACACAACGAACGCAGACGATCAGGCGCAACTACGACCTGCTGGAGAACTACACGCGCATCTACATCGACACCGTGTCGGGTGTCGCCGCGCATGTTTCGTTCTTCGTCGAGGTCGGCACGTTCCACGCCTCGGACACGATCAAGGTGCAGATAGCACCCGGCAACGGAATACAGCCCGTGGACTTCTCGACGGGCGCGAAGTCTCTTTCAACGGCGGCAACGTCGCTTGTCATATCCGCCGCAGAAATGGCGGGCGTTACCCAACTCGCAATCACACGCAACGGCGATAGCACGTCGGTTGATCCCACGCGCGGAACCGTCATCGTCACCCAAGATATCGAACTCTAAGGGCACCCCATATGGCCACAGTCTACAACACGTCCAACAACCCGGCGTTTACGACGGCGCTTTCCGCCTCGCTCTCGGGCGGCGACACGCTCATCCTCAACCAGTTCTCTACGCCGTTCACAAGCCTCACGGACATCTCGTCTGTTGACCTGCTGCTCATCCGGATCATGGCCGGGTTCTCGGGCACGTTCGATTCGAGCCCGCTCACGGCGGTGGTCAACCAGACCAGCACGGGCAAGGTCATCAACGAGAGCAACAGCCCCAAGATCATCCTCAAATCGTCCAGCACTTCGGGCGTGCTCTATCAGGTGCAGCACTCGCCGGTCATCGGCGGCGGCGTGATGAGCATCCAGACCGCGACGGTGACAAACCTCCTTGTGACATCCGGATATTGCACGGTCGGATCGGACGCGACCGCCACGAACGTCTACGTGTTCGGAGGACAGTGCACGCTGACGGGCTCATCGAACGCCGTGACGGCACTCGAAGTTCGCGGCGGCAACGTCACGCTCGAACGCGATGTAACCACGCTCAGCGCCTACGGGGGCACGGTCATGATTAACAACAGCGGCGTGACCCCCACGACCGTAAACGTCGAGCAGGGTGCGGTGGTCAAGATCAGGGACGGCGGCACGATTACCACGCTTAACGGAAAGTCCGGCACGCTGGACCTTACCGAGTTGTCGCGGCCCCTCACGATCACGAACAGCACGTTCTACCCGCAGCTTCGCTTGTTGAAGAACAGTTCGACCGACCAGCTTCTCACCTTCACCAACCCGACGACTCGCGCGTTCGGGTACGAAGGCGTCATCACCACCATCGCCTGAGTGGGGTTTCTCCCTTTCCCCCACTCATCTCCTCACCCCCGCTTGCTGAGAAATCGCGGCGGGGGTGTTTTCGTATATGCCTGATCTCGGAATCCAGATAGACCAACTCGGGCGCGTTCGCGTCAACGATGACGGCGAGGTCATCCTCTCCGAACAGGACGCGTCGTGCTGTTGCGGCGACCAGCCCGACAACCGGCTGTACGTTCGCGCTGCGGACTGTTGCAACGCTCGGCGGTTCCTGTGGGTGCTGCAAGACATGGTGTCGGCGTGCTCGGTATTCCGGCGCACGGGAGGGACAGGCACGCCCGAGTGTTGGCGCGTGGACCGCCAACAGCAGTCGCTTACGGCGGCACAGATACGCGAGCTGTTCCCATCCGACCCGATCGACCTGCCGACCGATCCGAACACGCCTTACCCGTGCGGGACGTGCGGAGTAGCACCGTGCCCGACATGCCCGGACTGCTGTATCGCGGTGAACGTCCCGACCAACTGCAACCAGCCCGACCGCTGCTGCAACATGGGGCGGCGGTTCCTGATGCGGTACAACATCACCACGCACTTCGTGAAGCACTGGACGCCAACCGTGTTCCTGTGCAATAACCAAATCGTCGCCGTGCCGGAGATGTTCCAGGACGAGCAGTATTCGTACATATCGTCCGGGGTGATGCGCGTTGAACGCGTGCGAGTTGGGAACGAGTGCCAGCCCGTAACAGTGCAGTGCCTAAGCGGGTCGGTGCGGACCATTCGACGCATCCTCGGGCCGACAGCACCACCCACGATCAACTCTTCGTGCGTCATCACCGTGCCCCCACTAGGTTTGATCCGCGATGAGGACTTCACGGACCAACGGTGCGACGGCAAC